CCATCGTTAGTTCCGATTTCATAGTTGAAACCGTCAATCTTATCTAAATCAGTTCTCAAGTTACCTGTGTTCTGTGCTGTTGCTGAGATGTAACGGTCTGCGTCATCAGAGTCTCCTACTTCAAAAGAAACACCAGCATCACCCATAGCGTCAGCGATTAACCATACATCTAAGATTCTGTCGCCTGCTTTTAGGTCTTTGCCGATGTTTACAGTAGTTCCTGCTACTGTCGACTCGTAGGTGTCAAACATTACTCTGACTTTACCTCTCAAAACCCCTCTGTCAAGGATATTATCCGAAGAAGGGTCTGCTTGCTTAGCGTAATAAGTTCCATTTACATTAGCCATTGTTTAGCCCTCCTTTAATTAGCTTTGGTCGCAATCTATTTGGACTACCTTGTCCTCTTCCATTCTAGTTGCACCGATACCCATTGATAAATAGATTTGAGTTGAGTAGCTTTTGTCTGATCTGTCCTCAATCCTTGCTGAAATCTCGTCTTGCACTGCAAGTAAGATTCCGTTCTTAGCCCAAGCTACTGCCGCTTTCTCGTCAGAGTTTGTCCCTGTGTTCAAACGGTTAGTCATAATGAACTTGAACCCTAAGAAAGTATCTACTTCACCATTAACCAATGCTTTTACATTGTTATAGTCTGCAGATGTTAACTGCGAGATACCTAACATATTGTAAAGATTAGTTGCGTTGATAGCGATAAACCTTTCCTCGTCAGGATCAACATCATTATCATCTAAGATTTTCTTAGCTTCTCTAAGTTTCTCTAAGGTCAAAGTTGTTGATGCAGAACCTATCTTTTGACCTGCCGGTAAAGAGGTAGAAGTTCCACCGGCTTTACCTGTGTAAGCTGTGCCTGTTGCGTTGTCTAAGATAGCGTCATCGATTGCCCGTCCTAAAGCCCAAGCGGCACTTACTGCGTGGTCGCTTGAAGGGTCGGTAATCTTTAGCTTTCTCTTGTCCTGTTTGTCAACGAGAGTAGCCCATTCATAATCATAAATGGTTACCCTGCGTCTTTGGTAATCAGCTTCAATCAAAGGAGTATCGGCATTGCGAGTTGTCCTTTGGATAGCTGTGGTTGAGCCAATCTGGTCATAGTAGGCTTCTTCCCCTACAACGCCGGTCTCAACTCTAACCGCATTACGCAGTCTTGAGCCTTTTTGCTGTGCTAGGTGAGCAACGTTTGAAGAAAATTGCTTCACCATAGCTGTAGTAATTGCACCCATCGTAAACCTCCTGTGGTTGCGTTAACAAAATGTTGAGGTTGCCTTTCTCAAGACCTCTTTCTAAGCCTTGTGGGTCTCATCGCTGAGATTGTCCGAGTCGTTTAGCGTTGAATAGGGGCGTTAACCTTATCTACTCATTGCTTGGATAAGCCATCTCATGGAGGCTCTCCATTTCCTGAACTGCAAATTTATGCTCAGGATTTCCCTTATTAAAATATGGGTGATTTTTATCACTCATAATACTTGCAATCTTTTGTTGTGCGGCTTGAGGTGTCATTAGTGTTCCTTTTCCTTTTCCTGATATTGTGTCCTCACTCATCTTATCGCCTTGCTCTGCTAAGAACTTAATCATTGCTGGATTATTATTTAGTCCTTTCTCTTTCAATACCTGTGCAAGTTCTTCGCCGCTTTCTGAGTTGTTTAATACTTGTCTTGCTTTCTCTAGTTTACTGTCAAAGGCTTTGCCCCAGTCTTTTCTTAACTGGGTTTCTGCCTCTTTTTTGCTCTTTTCTTGAGTCTGTTGCATTTTGCCTAACTTCTCGCCTTGTTCGGTGTAATACCAATCCATTAGGTTTTTATATTGCTCTTTATTCAGCCCTAACTCATAGGCTTTTTGCTTGAAGGCTTTTTCTTCCTGTTCGTCGTGTAACTCAGGGGGAACTTTGTTTTTAATCTCATCGGCTATCTCATAACCTTCTGGGTTGTCAGGTCGTCCTAACCGTGAGTACACTAACTCCCAGTCCTCTTTAGTTGCGTTCTCAGGGGGAACGGGAAGTTTTTCTCTGCCTACAAGCTTTTCTAAGTCTTTATAGGATTTGAATAATCCGTTTACATCTTTAAACTTTTCTGCTGCGGGGTCGTTTTTAAAGTCTTCATTCAGACTTGCCCGCCAATCACCGGTGTCTTTTTGCTTTATTTGTAAGCCATCACCGATTGTACTATTATCTACATTTTTTGTATCATTCTGTACATTATCTTGTACATTCCCAGTATCTTGCTGGTCTTGATTGTCAACTACTTGGTCAAGATTTTCAGCCATCGTTTTCCTCCATATGTTTCTTTAGGTTTTCAAAATCATAATTACGCATAGTTTCTATATGCAGTAATATTGCTCTCATTCCCTCGTTATAAGCCATCTTATTCGAGTTCTCGTTGATAGTGCTTCTACTAAAGAAGCCTATGCTTTGTAAGTCTTTTAGTACTCTCTTTCCTTCCTCTGAGTTAAAAACTTTCTTATAATCGGATTGTTTCTGTTTTAAGTTCTCAATCCTTTTGCGGTCAAAGTTCATATCACCTCCTTTAATCTTTTATATATTTGGCACTCTTTACAATTACACTCTTTCCACTTTTCTAAGTGTTTCCTAAGGCGTAAATCTGCGTATTCTTTCAGTTCTTTATCATAATTACGCGTAGTTTCTATATGCAGTAATATTGCTCTCATTCCCTCGTTATAAGCCATCTTATTCGAGTTCTCGTTGTCGGAATACTTAACCACGATTAGCCTCCTTTAGGTTCTTCTCCGCCTCTGTACCTGTCTTGGCAATGTTAGCTCCTTGCTCTAAGGCTTGCATTTGTGCCATTTGTGCTTGTTGTTCTGCCCTTTGTTTGCGAATTTGTGCAACGACTTCAGGGCTGTTTATAATCTTCGGATTAGTTCCGTTAATATCAGCAATAGCTCTTACCGCCTCGCTTTCGTTAATTAAGTCTAAGGCTTCAGGTTTAAATCGAGCCATCTCTGCTATTAGTTGTAAAGTGTTAGTGATAGACTTCAACTCGCTTACCTTCTGGGCTTTTGCTAGCTTACTTACATATTCGACTACATAAGTCTTGTTAGCTAAAGCAGGTGGTGGTGGCGGAAGGTGTCCTTTTCTTACTAAGATATTAAAAGTCCTAACAATTATCGGGTCTAGTAGCTCACTCATTAACCTGCCTAGTATCGGTCCTAATACCAGCATTCTCTCCTCTACCTTTTCTATAACTTCGGTTGCGGTCATTTGTTTCTGTTGCTGGAGCATTAAGAATAAGTCCACAAAGAAGGCTTGTTTGATAACTTGCCTGCGTTGTTCTTCCATCTCTAGCCCTAGAGGAATGTTTGCCCCTGTTTGTAAGGGCTCTATTTTGTCATCACTTGTGCCTGATGTTCTGTAATTTATTGCCGAAGGTTGTGTTCTTATCGGTAGTAGAAATCCCTCGTGAGGTAATATCAATGGTGGGTCAACTATCTTTTGAGCTGACCTGATGATAGTCTTGCTCATTCTATTAAGCATACGAATATCTGAGTAAACTGTCATTGCCGGACTATATCCGTAAACCTCATCACTTAGTTTATTGAACCTAACTACAAAATAAGGGAACTCGTAATATCCTTTCTCGCTTAATACCTTTTCTTCCTTTTCGTCTATATAAGTTGAGGCAAAGGGGAAGTTCTTTGAGTCGGTCTTGCCTACATCTCTTATCTCTCGTGGCTCAACTGCGTGTATAAATGAGAATTGTGTACCGTATTTTTTGTTTTTGATACACTCTTTTATAGCGTCTGAGTTATCATCACCCCATCTTTCATAGGCTTGGATTGCTGTTAGGGTAAACTTGCGATAAACTGTGTTTACTTTACCTCTTGAGTCCTCGTCAACAAATATCTCCTCAACTGGCCGGGAATAGAATCTAACTATATCATCCTCGTCTTCTTCCTCGTACAACGCCGCTGTGCCTACAACCGAGGAGTTATGGTATATTTCAAATATCTGCTGGCTGAAATTAGAGGAGTTTAAAACATCAAATATCTTATCTTCTGCCTGTTTTAAGTATATTTTTACGTCTTGATCTTCCATTAGGGACTTATCTTGGGTAGCTAAGGAGAACCATTTGCTTGCAGGGTTAGTTAAATACCCGTGTAAACCTGCTGCTAGTATCTGAGATGAGGTTATTGCTGTTGAGTCATAGACGGTAGAGTCCAGCTTTGAGCCGGGGACTCTTGTGTCTGTAACCTTAGCTTTACGGGGAATACAGTATTTCATCAAGTCTTGCCAGAAAGACTCCCAGTTCAGCCTCTTTTCTTCTAATTCTTTTAGTCTGGTCGTTATTTGTTTAGCTTTCTCCATTGGTTCTCCTCATAAGTATTATTGTTCCGTATTCTGTTTCCATATTTCTAAAGGTTTTAAAGCCTATTCTTTTACAAGCTAATGTTGCAAGCCTGTTTCTAATGTCGTGGGCTGTCCATATCTCTTTACAAAGATTATTCAATGCCCAATCTGTTACCAACTTCCCCACTATCACAGGACTTTTACCTGCACTCTTTAAACTCGGTTCTTTGTAGGCGTCGAATGTATAAATTGTTGTATGACAAATAAATGTACAACCTAGCCTTTCTTCTCCTTTGTAAGCCTTCCAAAACTTGACACCTATTTCTTTTAATATCTTCTTTATATCTTGGTCTTTAAGGTTAAAATATTTATACTCTTTAGCAAGCGATACTATGTAATCTAGGTCATCTGTCGGCACTAGTTTAATATTCTGACTCTTTAACAAGTCGGTCATATTGTTCCTTTGTTAGCTGGCCATCTCTTACTAATAACTTAAATTCCCTCTCAAAAGGGTTTTCACCCGTCCTTTTTTTATCGGTCTTA